CAAAAACTTGGCTGGCACACCCCTTCGGAACAACCGGGGTTTAAATGCTCTGTTGGTTCTTCTTGGGGGTTAACGCTTTTATAGTTTAACATAGTGTCTAAACGTTCCGCAACCCCTTTGTCTATACCGTCTTTTCCCGCCCTACCTTCAGGAGTCTCTCCGGGTGCTACAGCCTCAATCCAATCAGACGTACTCCCTAAAGTTTCATACTTAAATATCGTAGTTTCCCAAGCAGCTTGTACAGCCATGGCAATAGAAAAGAAAGCATCCCCATGACCCATCGGTGTCACTGGTGCTTTCAAATCATTATTTACAGAAATAATCTGTTGGGTTTGTCGTTCATCTTTTAACAGTCTTAATTTGTCGCCATGGACATATTGTTCCATAATTTGCGACATGGTATGTTTACTCTTAGCAGTAAACGACATTGGGTGCCAAACTTGGTCTAAACCACGATCTTCTAATTCTCCCCTTGTATTATCAATATACCCTTTTTCTAGCTGAAAGTTTTGCGAAACTTCATTCAAAAACTGGATTTGATCAGAATAATTCCAACCGTCTAACCACGTTTGATTTACTTGGCGTAATTCTTCACCTATGCGACTAAAAATTACAAGGTGAGAAGGGTGGCGTTTTTTACCAACATCAAATCCTGCAAATAATTGTTCGTTAGGTTGTCTCTCATATTTTTTATGTACGCTAAATTCCCGTAAATTTCCATCTTCACACTTCTCAATATCTTCTCTATTAAAATAAGACTCCGTTTGAAAGGAAGGTTGTAGTAAAAACTCTGACGCAAAAGATTTAGGTCGTGCTTTTTGTTGTGCTAGCAACCACTCTTCCGAATATAAATCTGGCATAAGTACACGACGGGTTGGGGTAGGATCAAAAGCAGGAAGAACCCTAGACATGAAACGATCATCTCGTTGAAGCTTAGATAATAAATCGTCGGGTAACATAGGAGTCCCTAATACAATTACGGGGGCTTCTTGATTTGGGATAAACATAGTTTCGGTCATAAAGTGATCTTCAATTTTATTCATTTCCCCCAACTGTAGAGGGTTTTCTGGGTCTCTTAAAATATCATCTGCAATTAATGCTCCATTAACATGCATACCTCGTTTGAAAGAGAACAACCCACCATGTAAAATCTCTACAGGTTTATTATTTATAGTGTAACGAAACTGAAATTCCGCACGAGTATTTCTAGCTGTTAACATATCCATTAAAATAGGGTTACGTTGAACCGTTTTATTAATTTCGGAGATATGGTAACGAGCCATTGTATCACTATACGAAAGATACAGAATAGACGTATCACGTTTCGCTTTCAGCAAACGCCAAACACTAAACGCATGTCCTAATAAAGTACTTTTAAAATGGAAACGTGGGAGTATAGCAACGTAATTCATACGCTCCTCTACAGCCCTTTCCGCATCGTCCGCTATTATACCGACATGCCATGAATCAAAGAGGTCAGGTCTATCGAAACTTTTAGCCCAGATTTGAGTAATAAATTCTTGGAAGCTACCTATCTTTGTTCTTTGTTGTGACGTTAATCCTGCCGATAATTGTGCTAGTGCATCCGCTACAGTAACAACCTCATTTTGTTTAGGAGTTGTCATTATTTAGCATCTGCACTTTGAAGAAGTCCTTGGAATCTACCAGAAATTCTACCTATTACCACAGGGTCTTCGATCTCTTCTACTAAAACATTAAGGATATCTTGAACAAATTGGATATTAATTAGTCCTTTCATGGTCTCACGTTCTCCTTGGATACCCATATCAATGGTACGAGCGGCCGTACCAGCGTCATGGAACTCTAAACCCTCTAAATCATCTTCTGCTTTATGTCTAATTTTTTCATAGAGGTCAAGATGCTCTGTGTTTAATCGTGCGAATCGTTGACTCTCTGATTCCATTACTGCTGTAGAAGCTTGGCTATGCAATTCTAAACGTTTCTCATCCCAATTATATTTCTTTGACCAAGAATAAATGGTTGAAATAGTAACAGCTACATCAAACTTATCTGATATTTTTTCAGTAATTTCTTTAGCAGTATGCTCCCCAGAAACATATAAACCCATCGCTTCTAATCGCACTTCAGGAGAAATGAGTCTAGGCATTAGTGTACTCCAAACGCTTCAGTCCCATGTTCTGGGCTTTGTGAATCGAGGTTCCCGCCGTATGGGGAACCATCGGATTGTAACAATTTACTAAAATCCATATAGCCTGTCTTATTCGTGGCAGCGTTGAAGCAAGCCGGTACTTTAAATTTAGCTCCATTAGAGAAGAATTCTTTGTATTGTATACCGATCTCATCTCTGGTACACACACCCTGCCAAACATTTTCTCGTTCACTGATTGGCTTATAGTTGCTGTTTTTTCTAATCGTACTCGTCGTTCGTTGGGTATCTTCAAACTGTTTATTGTTTACGCAGTCCAAATACTTACACCACACTACTACGCCCCGTTGTTTTTTAAACTCCTCGAATGTCATATCATTAGGTAGCTTATCTTCATACGTTACTTTTTTAAGCTCTTTACCTTTACTCATATAAAATGTCATAGGTTTTTCTACTTTAGGCAATGGACTCTCCTTGTCTTTTCGCCCACAAAGCTATACAAGCTGCGTCGGCGTAATCTTGTTCTGGGAATATATCTCCCCACTTATCTACAGCAAATTTTTTAATGTCTGGTTTACCCGCATTACCTTTACCTAGAATTTGTTTTTTCCAACTTCTATTATCCACAGGATAACAAGAGATTCCCTTAGTATGTAACATGTATTTCGCAACACTTACCACACCAGAAATTTCCATAGTAGTACGAGCATTTTGGATATAAATAGCTGCCTCAATTGCAGAACACTGTATTCCATTATACTCTAATTCTTCGTTAAGATATACCCCAAAGTTATCAAATATTTGATAAAGCCGATTATCAAAAGTATCCTTCGGAGTCGAATGAAATTTTAACTTAGAAACTATCTCTTCTAAGTCGTTGACTATAACTCCATGTACTGCTTTGGAAGAACAATCTAATCCTAGATAGTTCATCGTTGACGTTCCCCCATTGTCCTTAAGCCCACTACACGAGATACTGATGCGTAAGCCTTATCGTAAGCTTTAAGGGTGCCACTTAACTGCCTCAGTGCAGCATCTGTCTCGATAACCTCTTTACGCAATTCCCACAGTTGCGTGTACCTGTTCAAGGCTTCTCCCCGCAACTCTTCTCTTGTTGGCTTCTTCTTACCAGATTCTTCTCTTTCCGTAGCAATCTTATGTGTAGCCTTAGCTAATCCGTCGTCAAAAGCTGCTTGTAATGCGGAAAGCGTACTATCCAGCTTTGCAACTTCCGCTTCTAGGTAACTAGTGTACCCACCAAACATGGCTAAGTAACTCTCTAAACCGTCATTGGAAACACTGGCATAGTCACCTAAGGGTAACTTAGGTAAGCCAGAAATATCTACATTGAAAGATGATACCTGTAAATCAGAAGATAACTTCCTTCGTACAGTACCCAATGCTTTCATGGGAGTCCATGATTGATTTTCGTCTTGTGGGACTCCATCTTTATAATTAACCACTTGTCACCCCTTTACATTTACACCATGTATCCCCAGTACACTTTTCCGGTAAGGCACTCATATCCATAATAGTAAAACAACGTTTTAGTAGTGTATCCCATACTTCTACGTCCCGCTCCACCTTAAACGCTTTTAGATTTTGGTCATTTTTATTTTCGTATAAAACAATACCATAGTCTTTATTTAGCATGTTTAGATAAATTTGTAACTGTATGAAATGGTCGTGTTTTGGGGAACTTTTTAGTTCATTAAAACCCCTATCGTTAATTGACTTTAATTCTAGTACCGCTTCGCCTTTAGTAGGATGGGCAATAAGAAAGTCCAACCGACCACTAATGGGAGGGGAGGCTAACTTTAATGGTTGCTCACGAGCGATAAGAATATTCATCTTTGTAAAATATTTATTCATACGATCTTCTAATGATGAACCAGTATCAAAGATACGTTTTACTCTGGGGTCTAAGTCTTCCCACGGAAGTAACCCGTTAAAAGATGCGTAGAGATATTTATCACAGGTACTACCTAACGCAGATGGGTAAAAGACTTGCCCACGATGAGGGGACATCTTCCCCTTTAAATGCTCATCTAATACCTTGAGGAAATCTTTATCTTGATTACTAACTCTAGGACTAGACTTACGTTTTGCAGGTTTCTTTTTTATCCCTGTGGTGTTGCCAATTTGTTTAATTCCCGCCATAGAAATTCCTTTATCTTACCTTTAGTTGTTTCTTTACAATGTAATACAATTTGTATATCTCCGGTCTCTATTAGTTTCCGGTCTCGTATTCTATCTCGTTTACCCAAATGTCCATACACACCGTCCGCTTCA